CGCGAAAGGCGTAGGCCAAAAGCGGCATCTTGATTAGCCATCTTTTTATCTCCTAATTGTCAGCTACCCCTTTGGGTCCACCAAAGGACACAGAGGAGCTACGTTGTGGTTTTAGCTTTGGCATCGCTGCATTGGACTCTCTCATCCAATCACGATCCACAGCCTCCATTTGATTTTGCGTTGTATTCTGATAGTGAGAATTACGCTGATCCGCGATTTCTTCTGGTATTCTGGCAAGAACCAGACCACCAACGCCAATCACGCCTGCATTCTTTCCCTCGTCAATGACGGGGGCATCAAACTCAGGATGGTCTTCTGCTTTCACAAGCTCCCATCCTTCACGGCGGCGTTTGTGAACATTGTTACGATCATCGTATTCCATAACAGATTCACGAATCCACCTATGCTTGTAACCAATAGGTGCTTCTGGTGCTTCAAGGGCTGAAGGCGGTCTCCAATCTGCAGCTCTCGCTGTTTTTTCACGGGTTTGCGAATCCCTGCTTGCACGATCAGTCATTTGACCTTCCTCTCTAGTTTTGCAACCTCTTTGGCGTATCGCTCAAGAGGTATTTTCATTTTAGTAGCAAAAGCCACTTGACCCGGCGTTAGTTCCACCGTCTTTTTCCGCCCAGTTTTATTTGATGACCGTCCATTAGACGCAGGAGAAACTGCTTGAGCGTTCTGCCGTTTTTCCTGAAATTTGTGCGGCATTTCGTGGCGCATGCGCCTGTCAATTTCCGCATAATACTCGTCAGAAGAAGGGTCAAACCCTTCTTGAGCAACTAATTGCTCGTGCAAAGCTGTGGCTCCACGAGTCATAAACATATCGGTGCCAAACCACGAGTTCTTACCCATCCAGTTTTTAAGTTTTGGGTCAAGCTCTTGTTGCTGTTGTGGTTGTGGTTGAGCTACTTGTTGAGGTGTCTGTTGTTGAGCAGGATCCTGTGCCTGTCTTTGTTGGCGATTTTTTTGAATACGAAGGCGCTCTTTCTCAATAGCCAAGCCAGAAATGACTTCCTGTGCTTGCGCCATCTTTTCCATGTCACCATTATCATATGCTTCTTGAAGCATTCTTTTTGCAGCGGCGGCTTGGCTTTCAACACGACCATCATATTCAGCAATATAGCCTTGGTCTAATTGAGCTATACGTTGCTTCATCTCTTCGTTTTGTTGCTGCAAAGACTGTGCGTAACCATAAGCAGCTTCCGCCTCTTCAATGGCCTGTTTACGCTTTGCAGTTAACTGATTAATTCTTTTCTGAACATTTTCGCTATAATTTTCAAGTTCTGAAGAGTCGTTTTCTTGTACAATTGTACTGGTTTTTTCTTCAGAATTATCTTCTGATGCCACAACCTCTTCTGAAACAGGAGCTTGCGATTGCTCGTCCTCTACTTCAAAAGAGATGTTCTCTTGCTCAGTTTCATTTTCCATTAATTCATTAACACTCATTACAAGCTCCTGTTTGCACTATACATAAGAAATATCAGCGGGGTCAAGTATTGTGGCTATAATATTATCGTCATTTATGAGCCTAACCTCTAAACCGTCTACTTTAAATCTATTTCCAGCATATCTTCCCATTAATACCCATGATTTCTCATTACACCATGCTCCTGTTGGGAACTTATTGACATCGCAATAAGCGTCTGGGCCAACTTTAACAACGTAAGCTGCAACTGTTGCGAAGCTTTCACGCTCACGAACAGAGTCTGGAATGATAATTCCACCAGCAGACTTCTTTTTCATGTAATAGGGGATCACAAGAAGGCGATAACCGACAGGTTGCGGCAATCTATCTATCGCAGACACATCCATCTGCGAAGGATCTTCTGTATTCTTTTGATTTGGGTCTTCTGAATTTTCAAACCCTTTTGATATTGCCGTTGGTACCGGGCTGGACTCAACGCTCTTTGCCATCCTCTCAGGGACGAATAGTTTTTTAGCCATCTTCTAGCTCTATGCCTTTCATCGCGGTCTTTATATGTTCTTCACATTGGGTCAAACCGCGTATTTGCCCCACCATGAACCGATAGTCGGAATGATCCTCTATCGCACCATCCGCAAGACGCTGTGTGTAATCAGCTTTATCTTGACGTATGTTCTTTAATAAATACTCCGCAAGTGTAATTGCGTCCATTATTTCTTACCAAAAAACTTTGTTGCCGCTCGTGTTCCAAAGCTTGCGCTTACAATAATCCCAAGCGTATATCTGTAATACTCCGGCATAGCATTTAACGCTGTAAACCCATCCGTTACTATCTGTCTACCCCATTCTCCACAGAATGCCAAGATCAATGGGACAGAAAACAAAATTGTAAGCCACTCATCCTTCCAGCTATTTGCAGATGCGTCAGCCATTTTAAGATCCCAGTCGATCTCTCCCGTGGCTTTCTTCTCCATAATAACAGCTTCAGCCTTGGCTTTTGCAACCTTTGCACCTGCCTCCGCTTTCTTGGTTTCAACCTTACCCTCAAGCCACGTTGAAGCAAGGTTTCCTAGTGGGCCTATAAGTGCCTGTATCATTCAACAATCCTCACAATATAGTTTGTGCCATCTTTGTTCTTTGATACCTCAACGGTCTTATTTTCACAAGAATACCGCACAGAAGTAGACTTTTTGTATAAATTACGCTCAATGGTTCGCTTGGCTTTCAAACATTTAGAAATCTTCTCATAAGCGGTATGCTCTGAAACATCTCCGCCCATATATAAAATCAACGTCATAGTTTTAATTATGATTGGTTCCATTACGCATCTTCTCTATTTGACTCTCAATGTTTGTAATCCGCTTTTCATAAAAGTCCAATGTCAGCTTTTGTTGCTGATCATGCGGTGCGCGGCCTTCATCAATCTGTTCTTGGAGCTTGGAAAGCTGCTCGGCTAAATGCTCAATCAACATATACTGCTCACTATCGGCTGGCAGACTGCCCATATCACCTCTAGGCCATTTTATGCGAAACTCTGTGTTTTGACCTAAGTCAGCCTCTATCAATACAAATTTATTTTCAATCGTATTTAGGCGTTCGATGATCCCAAAATAAGCCCATGTTCCAATAGCCGCCCCTACAACCATCGCCATGAGATTGCGTATGGGCATGGATAGTTCAGTGTTCTCATTTAACTTGGTTGCCACTATTCAACACCCAGAACCTTTGACAAGCCAAATACTTCAAGCATGATAAAGGTAAAGAAGAGCAACAAGATTGAACCAGCTATCAGCTTCCCAGAAAAATTAGTTGACCCAATCTTAATGGCAACAAATTCATTGCCCAGTATCCTAAGAACTAGCTCAAAGCTATTTTGCCCAACATTAACCTCAACAGGCTTTTTCTTTTCTTCAGTCATGCACCCAACTTTCCTTTTGGTAAATACACACACTTCCAAGAAACAGGTTTATAACCCTTATAATATCTATGAACATCACTTGCCATTTGCAACGCACGATATTTACAAGTTCTTTCCACATCAAACCACTGTTGCCCTTCAAAAGTCACACAAGTCTGAGGACTTGTTATCATGCAGGCAATGACAATTGCCTGATACATTATTTCTTTGCCATATACGCCTGTGCGCCAAAGTAAAAGCCTACAATAGACGCTTGGCTTAGAAACAACATATCACTCAAACTTGCTAAAAACTGCAACCTGCTTTCTGGTATCATTGGCACCAATGGCAACAAAGCAAAACTAACCATGCTAACCACAGCCACCCAAGCCATACGCTTTTGTGCATCCGCCTTCTCTTCACGAAGCTCTAGCTCAAGCATATCCTTTGCGTGAGCTATTTCTTCATCAGTCACAGTTCCATCATTATCTAGGTCAAACTGTGCGAACCTAGAGTTTTCTGAAAGCTGTTTAGCCATTAGTACGTTTTAAACTTTCTTTTACGCGAGACACGACCTTGACCACGGCAGACTTCACCGCCTCGATTAAATCCAAAATCGCGTTGACCAGTTTTCGTATCATACTTAAAACCTTTCTTGCCAGCCTCTATAGCCTCTTTCATTATCTTTAGCTGCTCTTCAGTTAAGCCACCTAAAACATCTTTCAGAGGAGGGGTTTTGTCCGTCATGACTTTTTCTTTTTGGCTGTTGGTTTTTTCTTAGGCGCTTTACCGCCTACCCAAGCCTCATTAACATTAGGAGTTGATTTATCATCAGATTTTAGTGTGCCGTCTTCATTTCTGGCTCTGACAGGCTCAACAACAACAGGAGCTTCTTCCTTTACAGGGGCTGGCACAACTCCATCCTTTGTCATTCTTCTTTGACGCTTTTTTTCTTTTTCGACTTCTATAAACTTTGAACGTACAGAACTTGCAGACATCACATTTTCCTTTGTAAGTTTGCCGCAGCAATATCTCGCTGGGTCTGGATCCTCTCTTCAGCTACACGGGTCTTTTCCGCAGTAGCCTCTTCAGTTAAATCAAGCCTTTGTTGAGCCAATAAAACATCATTGCGCTCTTTTTGCTTCTCAAGCTCTTGTCTTTCTTCAAACTGTCGAGCCTTTTCCTGAATTTCTGCGCCTCTCAAGGACAATTCCTGCTGTCTGATCTGAACGAGCGGATCTGACTGGGCTGAATCGGCAGGTGCAACAGCTTGTGCATACTGCTCGGTTAGCTCACCAATAAGTTCAGCAGCTTTGTTGGCTATCTCGCCCTGAAGCTGTTGAGCCATCTGTGGGTTCTGTTGAAGAACCATTTGAGCCTCTGGATCAAGCTGTGACATGACTTCAATCTGCGCTTGCATCTCAGCCATCAAACCAATGTGTTCCTGAATGTGACCTTGCAGGGTCATAACAATTGTTGCGTTTGCTTGAGCAACAGGCGTTGATAAAATAGCAAGGTGAGCCTCAATATGAGCCTCGTGATTCTGATCAGGGAACGCTTGCAGCCGTTGACCACGCATAGCCTCTTGGTTTTCCTTGGCTGGGTTAGCTGGCTGTGGCTGTGGCGGAATGGGCAAGATAGCATCAATATTAGTAACGCCAAGAGCCTCGTACATCTTCCTGTATGCCTGATATAAACCCTGTTCTGCGCCGTGTATCTCTGGGTTAGACTGAACTAACTGTAATTCTGTCTGTGCCAAGGCAATACGCTGCGACATTGAAAAGATATTCGGATCAGAAACAGGCAAAACATCAATACGGTCATCAAAATCCATCTGCTTAATCTCTGGCGGTGCGCCCGGAGTTGCGTATGGATAAACAGGAGCCATATTTTTGGCGAATATATTGGCTAAAATCTTAAATTCCTGCTTTTGTGCGTAATGAAGACGTTTATGAATGGCAGACATTACTTTCGTGCCACGCTCCATAATCGCCATTGTAGTCCCTACAGGCGTTTCTCCGCCCATTTCGCCTATTTTCATGTCTGCCATAGACGCAAACCGCCTACCAGCCTCTACAAGCCCTCCTAAGAGGCTGTACAGGGTCTGTGAAGGCTCTTTAAACGGCAATGTCATGATAGATTGACGTATATCCATGCCAGCGGAGTCTATATCGCGGAACTCGCCGGGGCGTAGTGGCTCATCTTCGTCACGAATACGAGCGCCACGGGCTTTAAAGCCAGCAGGTAGGTTGGATAGTGTGCCAGCATCAATTAACTGGCGTAAAATGCTTGTAGATGCCTGAGACAGACCACCAATCATGTGTGTAAGGCCAAATCCATAAAAACCCAAACCAGGCAAAAACTTATAATGCACAAAATACTGATGCCTACGCATCAGCGGATCCATTTCTTTGTAATTCCTGCGAATAGCCAATATCTCGCTGGTGGCCTCTAGGATAGTAACTACATATGGTATCTTCAGACCAGTAGGCTCACCTGCCATGTCCACATCTTCAAAGCCAGCTAGGTCTAAAGATGTGTGAACTTCATGAATAACCAGTTCTTCAGATCCAGACCCAGATAATTGTATGCCTTGTGCCTCATCAATAGCTTCTTTTACGCCGCTAAAGTCTTCAGCACTAGAAGATCCACCGGGTAAATCAATGTCTTTGTAGAAACCTGCAAGCTGTAGCTTTAGGACTTCGTTCTTATCCATGCGAATAATATGCGTAATACGCGGTGTAGTAAGGAGATCAGTTGCTCCATAAGGAACAACAAGATCCTCCGCATGTACAAATTTGCTAACCGCTCTTTGAAGAATAGGGTCAAAATAAGCCTTCTTAAATGTTGAGCCAACAATCGGTAGATAGAATAGCATCTGATCTGTTTCAGGATCATACTCTTCCATCTCGTAGGTAATCATATAATTCATGTAGTCTTTAACACGTTGAGCTTGAGCAACAAGCTCTGGTGTTTCTACACCCATAGTCTGTGTGCGAACAGGACCGCCAGACGGTAGCATCTCACGGTAAGCTTGCGCTTGGAACTGTGTTACAGACTCGGCAAGAAGCGGGTGAACAACTCCAGTTGCACCCTCAAACGGCTGGCTACGCTCTTCGTAGTTCATGCCCAGAAGCTCAATACCGCGCTTGTATGTGTCTTCCCAATCCTGACGGGAGGACAAATCATCCTCAATGTCTCCAGACAGATCAGAGGCGATAACACCCAGATCGCCCTCATCTACATATTCAGCTAGGTTTGCATCAAAAGGAACGTCTTGAGCAATGCTCATTTCTTCAACGATTTCACCAACAATGGCAGAACCGTCATCCATTTCCATAATACCTGGCTGTGCAGGAAATTCTATAATATCAATCTCAGCCTGTTCTTGAGCGGTCATCTCTGGATTACCAACTCCAGCGCCTATTCCTTTTTCGACAGCCATATTTAGTCCTTTCCGCCTTGAATAGTCACAAGCGTTGGTTTTTGTGTTGTTGGCTCTGGTATGCCAAAATTAATTAATTCCTGTTGTTGCCTAACGGCATCTTCAACGCTAACACGCGGTTGATTTGCCATTCTAGCTTGATTTGCCTGAGAACGCAAAGCCGACTGGTTAGCAGCCGCTTCTTCGCGGCGCTTAATCGCCTTGCTCACACCAAACTCGTAATCATCATCAAGACGCTTAAAAATCTTATCTTGAATAGGACGGTCAATAACAACGTCCATCATGTTCATGTCAGACATAGCTTTTTCTGTGTTTCGCATAGCATCAGCCATAGCTTCCCCACGAGACTTGCCGGAGTCTCTGGCTATAGCAAACTCGTTCTGTAAAATGTCGCTAAAATCGTCAGTGCTTAATGTTCGCTCTGTCGCGCTAAAGTTAGATTGAATGTCTAAAGTCTCATCAAGGTCTAAGTTGGCATCCTTCAAGGCATCATCAATAGCCTCAAACTCCATATCCTCATCAAGCTTCTGCTTTACAACTGGTGATTTTACCTTGTCTTTTTGCGCCTCAAGGACAAGCGCCTTATTTGACTTGCCTCGTGGACGAGGCCCAGCCATCGGAGCAAGAGTAGATGCAGCAATACCAAGACCATAAATGTCTCTCCCAAACCGCTTCGCCATTCCCTCGTCAGATCCAAGCGCACCTATAATTCCCTCGCCAGCCTTTGCCGCGCCACGCAAAGCCGTTTCACCAACGCGACCCATAAGGTCAACAGCGTCAATAGGAGTACCAACAATAGCGCGGTTTACTGCGCCTAAAGTCTCACTCCCCATAGGGTCATTAAACATGTTTGTTTTATCAGCAAGAGCATCAAACATCTGGCTGCTCATGGTAGGATCTGTAAATGCACCAAAGATGCCATCTTTATCCATGAATGCTCTCCGTAGGTGAGGCTGACTTCGGCGCAGTCACGAGAAGGGCATCAAGCATGACCGCATAGCCATAAGCCAGCCTCTCTCGCACTATAACACCAAAATCCAATAACATCACCTTATCTTAGCTTTTCTGGACGCACCCATATAAGCCCTGCCCATGCCACGAACTTCTCCGCCTTCTTCAAAGCCCTTAACACCACGACCTTTAAGAATGTCTTTTTTCGTAACCTTGCCGTCACCTGTAAGATCAGGGAATGCAGCGCCGCCTTTTTTATATTTAATAGGAGCTGGCTTTATAAACTTTTCAAAAGCTTCTGCATCTTTTTCACTGATTGGTTTATCAGGCTCCATTTTTTTATGTGGAAAAGTTTTTCCAGACTTTTTAGCACCCCGAATTGCTTCTAACATTTCTGGTGTCAGTTCCATAGTCTTCATCAAGGATTTAACACTCTTGTTTTTTTCATCAGCCATTAGAATACTCCTTTAAATCGTTGTGGACGGGCTATGGGGCTAAAGCCTCTTACAACACCGCCATTGTTTTTCTTAACAGGTGTTTTCTTGCTCTTCGCCTGATCACCCTTTAACTGCGCGATAAGCTTATCTAAATCCTCAAGAGGGGCAGTGGTAATGTCAATCTTCTTGCCGCCCATTAGCTAATACCCTTAAATTTAGTACCACGGCCCTTCATGACTGCGCCGCCGTTGTTCATCTTTTTAAACGGGGGCATCTGACCCTGAAGTATTCTTAAAATATCAGCAATCGCACCACTCTTCTTAAAGACCTTGCCCGGGTTTTTTTGAAAGGCTTTGCCTAGATACTCTCTATCTTTTTTAAACGGTTTTCTGCCAGCCATTAGAATGTCCCCTTAAAATTACCGCCACGACCTTTTAGTATTGCTCCGCCCTTGTTCTTACGAACAGCGATTTTCATACCATCAATAGTTTCAAATTTTTGTTTCTTCTTGTTTTTGCCAAAGAGCTTTTCTCCAGCATAAGCCGCCATAGGCTTAAAAAACCCAGAACCTACAGGAGCCTTCAAAGCTGCATCCAATGCGCTAGTCGGCTTATTGCCGTTCAAATCAGACTTCTTTAAAAGTTTACGCTTTTTACCAGCCATCAATAATACTCCCTGCTACGCCTGTAAGTTGCCAAATCATCGTCTTCGTAATCAGAACGGGTGCGTATAAAACTACCTTGTCTAAAACGCAGTATAGCCTGTGTCATCGAATCCGCCAAGTCATCATGCTCTCCATTGGGAAATGACGCACATTCCTCAATGACCTCTTCTGCCCATCTAGTCTCTGGACACCAGACCATACCTGACTCAAACACAGGCGCACAGGCGTTCATGCGGGAAAACTTGTCTGCACCACGACCCGGCGTAAAGCCAGACACAGGAATACCCATCTTACGCAAATCCTGCGTTAACGGCGTTCCAGATGCCTTTTGCTCTATTAACACCATGTCTGGTTCAAATTCCTCATACAAGCGCATTGCCGCGTCTTTAAGCTCTGGAAACTCCCATCGACCCTTTTCTGAATCCAGCAATATGATCGCAGCCTCATCACCCTCGTCAGGATAAAACACACCCCAAGTCGTAATAGCCGAATAATCGGCCCTCTCGCTTTTTGTGAACGCCGTGTCATACGACTGGATGATGTAATCAACGACAGGTGGATCATCATGATCCCAAACATTCCACCACTCCCTTTTGATAATCGCACCCTCTTCAGCAGTAGGATTCTGAAGATACTGTGCGTTCCACTTGGCAACAGGTATAGAAGCCCTAACGCCTTCTAGCTCGTCCCTGCTCCAAAACTCGGGCCACAACACGTTGTCTGTATCGGGAAATATCGCCGGAAACTCTACAACTTCCCATTGATCCGCTCCGCCCTCGGCCTGCTTTTGCAAAACCTTCGCTGTCAAATCCCTGATGCTCCACCGCGTCATCACGATGATGATCGCGCCGCCCGGCTGTAGTCGCTGTCTCGGTCCTGATGTGTACCATTCGTAAATATTATCCAGCGCGGCTGGTGATAACGCATCCTGCTCTGATACAGGATCGTCAATAATACAAAGATCAGCACCACGACCAGCAAGCGCACCGCCTACACCAACAGCGTAATACTCCCCACCCATATCCGTAGACCAACGACCACTGGCCTTCGCATCTCTAGCTAACTGTATGTCAGGAAAAACATCACGGTAAATATCACTGTCCAAAAGGTTCTTGACCTTACGACCAAAACCTACAGCCAACTCCGCCGTGTGCGTTGCCTGAATAATCTTTGTCTGAGGCTTCTGCCCCATAACCCACGCAGGAAACAAATAACTAGCAAACTCGGACTTCGTATGACGCGGCGGCATGTTAACAATTAAACGCTTTAACTCACCCCTCGCCACACGCTCCAACTTCTCACCAAAAATCTTATGATGATCACCAGCAATGAATGAAGGCCAGACATGCTTTACAAACTTTAAAAACTTGTCCTGATACTCTTCCCTGTCATGAAGCTCCTTGTACTTATCAAGATGCTTGCCAAGAGAATCAAGCTCCGCATCAGTCAGAAACTCCGTAGGTATATCGAGGACATCATCCATCTACTACGCCGCTGGCATCAATGCCTTTAAGAAGTTATCCGCTGCCATATCCAGATTAGAAGATACAGAACCGCCCTGCTGAAAATTCAAAGGAAAAGGCTGACTTAACATGTCCTGATACATAGCAGCATTACTAACCACAGATGGAGCCATCTGCCCAACTTCTGGACTTCCATATCCAACCGGACCTTGAAGCGGCATAGGCACTGGCTGTCCTATAAAAGAAGGAGGCGCAGATGCGGGGAAGTCCTGTAAACGAGTTGATGGAACAACAACATTAGGATCAGTTGGTGCTGGATCAACTACTGGATCAGAAACCATTGGGGCTGGAACTACTGGATCAGATACTGGATCTGGGTATGGATCAGGCTGACCTCGTAAAGCAGCAAGGCGTCTTTCATAATCCCTTAGATACTCATCCCTGTTAGCTGCTTGTGGTACAGGTCTGCCACCCGTCATACGGAGGGGCATAGTACCAGCATCTCTCATTCTATTTTCATATGTGTCTTGCTCAGAGCCTATATATATTCTTCTTTGTGTTGCGTCTGGTCCCTGACCAACAGTCACTTGATAAAAATCGGAAAAGTTAGCAGCATCACCATCAAAAGCAGGAATACCCATTGGACCCGGATTACCTGAACCGCCAAGAGCCTTTAAAATATCGGCCTCATCAGGAGTGATGTAAGATAACATATGATCCTGACCGCTAATCTCAACATTGCGAGGAGGTACAGCCCCACCATCCTCAAGTCTCAAAGGAGGACGCATACCCTGTAACATCATCTGCTGATACATAGCGGCATTACTAGCTACAGACGGAGCAGCCTGTCCAGCTATAGGACTGCCGTAACCAACTGGACCCTGAAGAGAATAGCCCTGAAATCTTGAAGATGGAACAATGACTGGAGGCGCATTATATCCAGGAGTCATGCCACCTATCTGATTGGGGAAATCACTTCCAGTGTCGGTTTCTATTGGTGTACAGGCACCGTTCTTCATCACAAAACCATCTGGACATGGATCTGTCGGCGGCTTGACTGTCTGATCTGGACCGTCACCGCCTTCACCGCCAGATTCACCTAATGCGTCATACCCCGCGCCATAGCCGCTATAGACACCTCTTTCAACAAGATCTCTTGAATCCACAGGCGGACCCATAGTCAGATTTTGCAAACCAGCAAGTAGGTTGCCAACCATACCAATTCGACTTGGCGCACCAACAGTTCCTGTTACTTTTCCTGTCACTGGGTCAATTTCATACCCATAAGGATTTTGAGCCAGAAAACCAGTGAGCTTGCTATCTTTAGCAAGATTATCTAAGTAACCAGGCATTTCAGCACGTTGCGCTTCTGTCGTGCCAGCAAGATTAGTTGTGAAATCAGTTCCAGTTGACAGATTGGTGCCAAACTCTAAACCAGTTGGTAAACCCCTAGAATAACCAGCACGGTTCATGTCACTTAAATCTCTAGCCATTACATCCGTTTCGGCATCAACCATGCTCGGCGTGTTCAAGTCCATAGCAGCTAACTGTTCTGCGGATAGTTGACCAAGAGCATTAGATGAAGGGGCGGAGACAGGATCAATAGACGCAGGAGGCCCAAAAGAAAGCTCATCTATCGCTTGAATATCCTGCAAGCCAATGGGGGCAGAAACTTTACCAGTAAAAGAAGAAGGGTTCCTAGAAAGACTTACGTTTGTCTGTGCAGGGGGTGCGTAGCTAAAGTTCTCTATCGCTAATAAATCTTGTGGATCCAAACCTAAAAGAAGACCCTTGTTACTACTAGAAAGAGGGTCAGTCGGAACGCCAGAAACAGCTTGAATGCCAACAGGCACACCATAAGAATCCTCAACGTCCTGTGAAGCTAAGTCTGAGTTAGGATCGGGAAGACCAAGCGCCTTATAACCAGCCGCGATCTGCTCATCCGTGGCACTTGCCTTACCAAGAAAACCTGATTTAGTTCCAACAGGCTTGCCACTTGTAGTCGTGACAAAAGCATCTCGTACAGCCTTGTCTCTAGCAGCAGCCCTCGCATCAGCCTCTTGACCAGCCTTTTCTGCGGCAGCAATATCTGCTATCGCATCGCTTACTTCATCTGCGTCTGAATTGCTGGTGTCTGAAGAGCCACCGCCATACCCAGCAGCGTCTGCAATGCCAGTATTATCTTGACCTTCACCCATCCCTTCTGAAGAGTTATCGCCAGGGCCGCCAACGTCACCTTCAGATGCACCAGAACTACTCTGACCACCCTCATTGTCCCCAATGTATGCTGGTATACCCATAGGGCCAGCCTCGCCAGATCCGCCTAAAGCCATGAGAATATCAGCCTCGTCTGGCGTAATGTACGACAACATGTGATCCTGACCACGAATGTCTGTACGGCGCGGCGGAACTGCACCGCCATCGTTAAAGCCAAACATGTTCTGACCTAGTGAACCTAGCGAATCGCCTGTGTAAGCTTGAAACGGAAGCTCTGGCCTTGTCGGTCTTGTTTGACCGTCTTGAAATGGAGCCGCTGGAACATTGAAAAACGGAGAGTCTGGAGACATTTCTTTCAGCATGTTTGAGTTCCCTTGCTGAGAAGGGAGTGGAGCAGACGGCGTACCGCCACTCATACCAGCGCCCATGCCTCCACCTTGACCACCACCCATAATGGTGCTTTGAAGCTGCTCGGCAAACTGTGACGCTTGCTGCTGTAAACTATTCAAAGACGGCACAATGCCGCCATCATGTAAATTAACAGGATTAAATATATCTATGTCCTGACCCATAGGCATGGGAGGCGGCATCATAGGCATAGGGGGTTGCGCTATCGGCGCAGATGTCATGGGTGCCATGCTCGTGCGCTGTCTCATGAACTGCTTGAATTGCTGCCGCTGATTAGGATTTGTACGAATATCTAGCGCCTGTGGCTGCGCGGGTGCGGCTGGTGGAGGTGCCATTGGCCCCATGAAACTTGTCATGCTCTAACCCTCTATGAAAAATACACGAGGCCAATGATAGTTTATTATTCAAACTTTGACAACAGATACTCTAACTCAGCCTTTGATTGCCTCAAGACCTTGTCAATATGAGCGTCTGTACCCTCCACGCCGCTCAACGCACTACACAAACGCTCTATACGATCCTTGTCAAAGTTACTTAACGTGCCTGTCGGCATCAAAACGTCACTGCCCTTCGTGTTCTCCATGTAACGCACAGATAATTCTATGGAACGCGGTATGTCCTGCTCACCACTCTCGTAGTAACAATACATTCGATGACTCACGCCCAAAGACCGGGCCATGTGCATCTGCGTTACGTTAAGCTCCTTACGCTTTTTTGCCAACGTCTTGCTGTCCCACATGCTGTAGGAGTCTTTAGCCTTGTACATCACCCACCTCCTCAAGCATACCAGCGTCAATCATGTCGGCAGCGAATGCCTCAACACTATCGAACCTGATAGACTTGCCACTCCAGTCGCATGCAGACCTGGCTGCCATACGCATGAATGTGTTGTCACTGTCATACTCCCACGGAAACACGCCTTTCCATGCTTCTAGGAACGCTTCAGCAGTAGGAGCCTCAAACTCAATAGGATCCTCGCTGATCTTTAATAAAAACTTAGGCATTTGCCCCTCCTTTGGTTGTTTCATATAACTTAGTGCAAAGATTGCAAACAATCAAGGGAAATATGATATAAAATTTTTTTTTAAAATTTTTTGGGAGTTGTTTGTGGGGAACTTGGCGCAACGTGTCGCCCTGTCAAGATTTTAAAAAGGGGCGGTGCCATACCCACCCGTCCCCGATTTTGTCATTTGCCAAATGTCTATAGGGTACCTTAGATGCAACCATTGCGTTAATCGCCCATAGAGCCGCGCCTATGGCGTACAATTGTTCGGCTGCTGGCAACCTACCGCAAAAAAAAAGAGGCGCTGCAAGCGCCTCTAATCGCGGTTTTGTGTAATGCGCTAGTTTAACGCATTACGTCTTGAATTGAGATATTCATAGGTTTGATCATCCAAGCCTGCAAAGATTGACGCAATGCCAAGACGGTTTTCAGGAAGCAATGCCGCCTCGCCTTCAATGGTGCGAGTGACAGATTGTATAGCCTCATAACCGTTTAAATCATGGTTGCCTTGGCTAGTACCGTATGAGTGACCGTAGGCCTGTTGATTGTGGCATATGATAGCATCATCACCATGTTGTGAACGCATTTCAGATACCCTAGCGCGAATGGTGCCTGCATCCCAACCTGTCACGTTTGATATATCGGCAACGGTTGCGCCACCATCACAACGAATAACAGACCACATCATCCCAATGCGTGAACCGTTGCGGTATGGCTGATCGGGTGTTGACGTTTGGACGGTACGCGACGCGCTATAGTCAATGCGGTTTTCATCACTATGCCTAAACATGGCATCAATAAGCAGGCACCATGCCTCTAGCTTGGCAATTTCTAATGTGGCTTGGTGCTGGCGGAATTCAATCGTTCCAACCCGCGCCCATGTATCAAGAGACACTGCCGCAAATTTGCGTCCTAATATTTGGTTTAATTCATTTGCGCTTGTCGCATTGTTGAACTCGTCATGATTGCGTCCATTGTCGCCAATGCGTCTGATAGAATGACAAAACCGCGCTTGGCAACCATTCTCGCGCCGTGATGGTGGCAATAGCAAATCAACATCGTTTTGCTGATTGGCGTATCTGATAAGCACATCTTTCACCAATGCCATTGGCATCACATCATGGCATTGATCATCAATAGGCATGAAAAAGCCACCATTCATTTGCATGCGTTCTTTTGAATGCGTCCAAT